ATGTCGATCCGGCCGATGAAGATCCAAAGGAAGCAATGGCCGAGGCGACAGACCGCTTTTTCGACCATGAAAAGCCGTGCGATTGGAAGGATGAAAGCGCGGAGATCGTTTTTATGGCCGGCGGCGCGATGACGAAGGAAGGCCGTCGAATGCTGACGATTCGGCGCTTTTGCCGGTGGCTGGACGCGGAGGGTTATCCATGGAACAGCGCAGAAGTGATGAAGCACCTGAAGGCTTGCGGCTACGCAGGAGAAGGGTTATCCAGAAAGGTCAATGGGAGCGTGGAGCGACGATATTTTTGGCGCGAAAGTAACAGGGTAACAGCGGGGTAACAGTGTGTTGCGCCGCAAAAATGTTACAAAAAATCAAGCGGCGCCAACGACTTAGAGCAAAGTAACAGCGTAACAGCCAAATTCTCAGAAAAAATCTTAACGCGATTTTGTCGCTGGTTCCACTGTTACGCTGTTACGCTGTTACCAAGCCAGCAACCCATTGGATTGCAAAGGCAAATTCGTAACAGCGTGGTAACAGCGAACGAGCAAGGGAATGTTACCGGATGACCAATCGCTACGCCGTCGTCGGCCCACCGGGCACCGGCAAGACCACGTATCTCAAGGACCAGTCAGCGCGTGCGGCCTCCGCCTTTGGCGGCGACGGCGTGATGATCTGTTCGTTGACGCGGGCGGCGGCCGCCGAGATCCGCAGCCGCACCGAGAGTATCCCCCGCGACTGCGTCGGCACGCTGCACAGCTTCGCCTACCGTGCGTGCGGCTGCCCCGAGGTGGCGGAGACCAGACTCGACGAGTGGAATACCGCGCACCCGATGCTGGCGCTGTCGCCGTCCAAGGCCAAGCGGAAGCCCGACCAGGACGAGGTCGACGAGCGGCCGGCGATCGTGACGCGCGGCGACGAGCTGCACACTGCGATGGAGATGGCTCGCCACCACCGGCGCCCGGTCGAGACCCTGAACGCCAACGTCCGGGGCTTCGCCGTCAAGTGGCAGGAATGGCTGCACGACACCGGCTATCTCGACTTCACGGGCATGATCGAGACGGCGCTGGCCACGACTGAACGCGCGCCCGGCAACCCGCTGGCGCTGTTTGTCGACGAGGCCCAGGATATGAGCCGGCTCGAGATCGACCTGATCCGTCACTGGTCGGTCGAGACCAACACGCTCGTCGCCGTGGGCGACCCGGCCCAGGCCATCAACACATTTCGCGGCGCCGTGCCCGAGGCGTTCTTCGACGTCGGCGACGCTTCGCACCGCCGCACGCTGGGGCAGAGCTTCCGTGTTCCGCGCCTGCCCCATGCGATGGCAACGCGCTGGGGCCGCTCGCTTCTGAGCGGTATCGAGTACCGCCCGGTCGAGGCAGATGGTGTGATCGGCCGCACCAGTGAGAGCATGCGCTATGCCGAGGGCGTGGTCCGGGCGCTGGTGCGCGATCTCGACAGCCACACGGGCAGCGTGCTGTTCCAGGCTCAGGCCGGCTACATGCTCAGGCCGCTCATTGCCGTCCTCAAGCAGGAGGGCGTGCCGTTCCACAACCCGAACCGGCCGACAGACGGCTCGTGGAACCCGTTGGCGCGGCGCAAGAACAGCGTCAGCACCGTCGACCGCGTGGCCGCTTGGCTCGACCGCCGGCAGACGTTGCAGACCGTGCGGGCGTGGCTGCCGATGATCGCGACCAAGGGCGTGCTGACCAAGGGTGCCAAGAACGCGGACCTGAACGCCGAGCACGAGATCCCCGGCCTGTTCGTCGACGACGAGGCCATGGCCGGAGCCTTCTCCGGCGACCCGGCATGGCTGCGCGCCCATGTGACGACGGAGTACGCCAAGCGCGTCGACTACCCGCTGGCGATCTGGCGCCGGGCGGGCGTCGACGGCCTGAGCAAGACGCCGCGCCTGATCCTGGGCACTATTCACAGCATGAAGGGCGCGGAGGCCGACAGCGTGTGGGTCTGCCCAGACCTGTCGCCGGCCGCCTGGGAGGGCTTCGTTACCCGCAGCGAAGCCGAGGTCCGGCGCCTGTTCTACGTGGCGATAACCAGGACGCGTGAGCGTCTGACGATCCTCAACCCCTCGGGAAAGCGGGCTGCATGTCTATCCTAGACCAGATCGTGACCAAGGCGCGGGGCGAGGAGCGCCAGCGCTTCGAGCTGGCGCCGCCGCCCAGTCGCTGCCCCGTGTGCGACGGCGGGTGCTTCATGCGCGAGCCCGATCAACCCGACTGGTCGTGCGTGGGCTGCGATCTTCGAGCCGGCCGCAAGTGGCCGCCGATCGACCAGCAGGCAGCCGAGGGCTGGCAGGGGGCGGTCGTGGAATGAGCGAGGGGCGTACCATCAGCAAGCCGATCATCGACGCCGTCAACGCCATGCCCGGCGGCAAGGCCATCAAACTGCCCGGCGGGCCGTACATGGAGGTAGGCACGCCGGACTTGCTCTGCGCCGTCGACGGCCGGACGTATCTGCTGGAATCGAAGAAACGACGCAAGCCGGAGGTGATCCAGGTTCGGCGGCTGATCGAATGGCATGCAGCGGGCGTCATCACCGGCGTTGTCTACAGCGAAGAGGAGGCCCTTGCGGCCATCGGCGGCGATGCCGCCGCTCTCGAACTTATCCGTTCACGGTATGAAGAGATGATGCTTGGAGAATCCCCATGAACTCTCCAGCCACTAACTGGCAACAACTATCCAATCACAAGGAAACAACATCATGAGCGACAAGCGCAGCGTAGCGACCGACGCACTGGAAACCCTGGGCACTGCGCCCATTCCTGACAACTCCGGCCGCGACGCCATTCATCTCGCGGTCGAGCCGGTGGTTGCGGCGACCATGCTGCTCCCCGGTCAGAAGGTCGGCATACTGCCAGACGGCAGGGCCGGCTCCTCGGCCGCCAAGCTCGTGGGCATCGTCGACCCGTTCGTTCCGGGGCCTGTTGAGGCTGGAGCGCGGTTCTGGCTGGTGTTGCTGCCGCGAACGATCTCGGCACTGCGGCACGTCTGGAGCCACCCGGATTTCCCGGAAGATGCCGCGCCGCCGCCCTCATCCGCTCCGAGCGTTGAGGAATCAAGGCGCTGGATCGATAACTTTGCGAGAAGCATTCCCCTAGATGTTGCTGTGCTCATGGGCGGCGCAAGCGAGTACCTGAGCGATGGCGAATATCTGGTGTTCGGCGGCTTGCTTGAAGGCGAGACGGTGCCTGATGAGTTCTGGGATCATTACGAGCGGGTGACTGGCGAGACGGTGCCCGACGAGGATCGCGGCTCTTTCTTTTCGTGCTCGTGCTGACACCCATGAAAACCCCAGCCATCACCCGCGCCCGAGCCACCACCACGGCCAAGGTCGTAGCGCTCATGAGCGACCGCACCGAGCCGCTGTCCACCGTCGAGGTCGCCGACGAGGTGGCCTGCTCCACCGACACGGCCAGGGGCGTGCTGCACACCCTGAAGCGGGAGGGCTGGCTAGAGCAGCTAGAGCCACGCCCGCGCACCAGCGCCTCGCTCTGGCTGTGGACCGGCGGTGAGTACGTGCCGCCGCCTGCGCCACGGTGTGCGGCGCCTCCTGCCCCTGAGCCCGTGCGGCTTACTGGCGAGGAGATCGACGAGATGTGGGCGCGGGGTTGGGCCGCGACGGCGGGGCAGATCTCCGGACGAAGGGGAGCGGGGTGATGCCGACGTATCGTCAGGCTGACGGATCGGTGATCCACATATCGACGCCAACCGGCCAGACCGAGTGGATGGACGTGCCGCCCGACGCCGGGATGGTGTTCGCGGACTGCTGCCATTGCCGCATGCCGGCGGAGCAAGCGCGCTTCCGCAAGATCGAGTGGTATGGCGGCTGTGAGATGTCGCAGCGCGTCGAGTGCAAGCCGGGCTTTGGCTGTGATGCCAACCCACGCCGTCGCATCGGCAAGTGGAACCGCCCGCACCCGGAGGACTACGACTGATGCTGCATGAGGAATGGGGAGCGAGGTGATGAACGACAAGCGAGAGCGGGCGATCGAGGCGGCAACCGAGGCGCTGGTCAAATCGTCGCCTAAATCGACGTGGAGGCAGGACGCCATATCAGTAATCGCCGCCTACGAGCGGGCGATGCGCGAGCCTGCCGAGGGCGAGATGCGGGTGCGGGTGTGCGTCGCCGTCAACGAATGGGCACCCGGCCAGCCGGGCTACAACGCCGTTGGCTGGAGCAACGCCAGCGACGAGGCGCTCCGCGAGGTCGCCGGGGCAACCCGCTGTGGCGTGCATGAGCCCCAATTCCGCTGGGTCGAGGCCAACGTACTCGCGTGGCAGGAGCCCGAGGAACCAGTCAGCGAGGGGAGACGGGCGTGATGGATTGGCAGCCCATCGATACGGCGCCGAAGGACGGCACGCCGATAGAACTGTGCGGCATTCGCACGGGCGCCGCGCAAAGGCTGGGGGTCAGAGAGCACAAGCCCGCGCATTGGAACGGCTGGTGCTGGTGGATGCTGGATCGGCCTGGGGGGATCATCGGCATGCGGGTGCATGCGACGCATTGGCGCCCGTTGAGGCAGGTCTGATGGGCGAACCTAGGGTGTCCGCCGTGCTTATCGGGCAGGCCCTCGTCATCACGGTTTTGGCGGTCGCCGGGTTTTCGGCCGGGAGCATTGCAGCCGGTGCTGTTGCAGCGGCTATTTACGCCAAGGCGCGTGAGGCAGCCCCGCCAGCCGCCGAAAGCTGATCAGGCGCCACCTACGGGCACCAGACGACAAAAGCCCGCTGCCGTGTCTCCTTGGGGCGACAGCGGGCCATGTCGGAATTATCAGCCCACCCCAGCGTGGGCCAGCGTTCGCTCCATCGCCCAGAATGACAGGAGCACGGCGCCAGCGGCCACGGCGGGCCGGTCCTCGGCCGTGGCCCAGAGCATGAAGATGATAGATAGTAGCCAGCATAGGCCGGCCATCACTCGGTCTCTGCGATCAGGGCCTCGACGGCCGCGCGGATAGTGTCGGCGCCGTATTTGCGGACGTGATCTTTCGACAGGATGAAATGGCAGTGCGGGCTGGCTAGCCATCCGTCGCGGATCTCCCACCCATCCGGCAGCTTGGGCTCGGCAGCGGCGGGCTCGAAAGTGCAACCGCTGACGACGAAGCCGGGCGGCGGCAGGCGGATGTATTTGACATTGGCGTCGAAAGAGAGGTCTTTAATCCTGCTCCGAACTCCGTCGTAGCCGGGCTCTAGCTCGCTTGCTGTCCAACGTAGTCCCAGATTCCAAGCCTCCTCCGGCGGCAGCCATCCATCCGGCCGCTTGATCCAGCCGGCGGCGTTGTCGGCGAGGTAGGAGAAGGAGACGATGCTGTGCGGGTCGTAGCATTTTTGCCAACTCCAGCTATGGGCGCTTGTCCCGTTCGGCGAGTGGCCGTGGCTTCCATTTTTTAGCGTGATTTTCACCCGCACGGCAGGCGGCAACGGACACTCCCCGCCGCGCCACTCGAACGGGCCGATCCAGTGTTCCTCGGGCTTGGTGTCGATCTCGTCGATGGCCTCGGCGATCGTGGCCAGGGCCGTGCGGATTTTGTCGATGTTCATGTCAGATCCCCATGATGATGGCGCTGAGCGCGCCGATTGACGCGATGGTGATGAGTGCGGCGGCTACGTGGTAGGCAGTCATTTCTCTCGCTCCTCGATCCAAAGTTTCCGCCCGCCCCGCTCGACGAGCTCCGCGTTGGGCAGCAACGGGGCCAGCGGCGTGGCCACCACCTCGCCGAAATAGTGACCGGCGTAGCGATACGTTCGGCCCTCGCGCCATAGGCGATCCGAGCGCATGGCGTCGGCCACGAACGCGCTGGCCTCTTCGAGGGTGTCGAACGCACGGCTAGTCGGCATCGGGCTGGCCCTTGAATGCGGTCTGGTGATGGGTCTGGCCGGTGTGGTGGGCAACCGTGCCGAACAACGATACCTCGCCGATCTCGACACGCCCGCTCGCGACATCGAGGCAGGCGGTCATGCCATGCGCGGTGCCGGCGTTGATCAGGATGAAGTCGCCGACGCGGAGCATCTTGCTCGCGCCGTCAAAGTAACCCTGCGCCTCGACTTGCTCGGGGCTGTCCTTGGTTCGGTAGTGCCACAAAGAAAACCCATTTGCGTAAGACAAGACGCTAAGTCCAGAAGCTACAAAAGCCATGTTCAGTCTCCCTCTGGCCCGCGCTGCTCACCCGGCGCGGGCGGGTGGTGGTGTTAGGTGGTTGGGCGCTGCTTGGCGGGGCGCTTGTGCAGGCCGAATGTCCGCGCAATATCCAAGAAACTGACGCCTTCGAATGTTTTGACTGGCCCGCGCCTGCGGCCTTTCTCCTGGACTTTCACCAGTCTGTCACTCACGTGCACTATTTCATATCCGTTATTGATGATTGCCTCTCGTGCTTCTTTTTCCGACATTCCCCCGGCGGTTGCGTTCATCTCATCGTCTCCCTCTGGCCCGCGCCGTCTGAGCAGCGCGGGCGGTGGTGGTGTCAACAGAACGCGGCGCGGATCGCACTCTTGGCGTCTGTCGGAGAAAAGAAGCTGGCTGCGAATATCGGCGTCGCTGGGTCACTCGATCCGTAATCCATGATCTCGACCTCGAAGGCACGCTCGATGAAGACGGGCTTGGGCGCGAGGAACCCACGGCGGGGTTTTCTCGGCGTCAGCGTGGCGACGGGGCTGGCGCTCGGCTCGATGTAGATCCAGCGTTTGCTTGCGTCGCGGCAAAGCGTGATGGTCATCTCATGTCTCCCTTGCTGATGAACATATTTGTAGGCCGGTTTTATCCCGCAGTCAACACTCTTGACTAAAAAAAATAGGCCGGTTATAGGAGACGTATGAACGAAGATACGGAGCTACAAAAGCGAGGGCGAGGCCGCCCGCCCGGTGTCGAGTTGAGCGAGGAGGTGCGCGTGCGCCTGACGCCGGATCAGCGCGGCTTGCTGGACAGGCTGGCGGCGAGGCACGGGCTGTCGCGCGCTGCGGTAATGCGCACGGCCATGCTCGATTGGGGGAGGAGGGAGAGGGATGACGATTGAATACGAGCGTCTGGCCTATGGCGGGACGCCGCATGTGAGGGAGAGCGCCGATGTTTGACGACATCAAGTCCGGCGACGAGGTGGCCATGCGCGAGCAGTATTACGGCACGGAAAAATGGCACCGGGTGCAAGTGAAGCGCGCGACCAAGGCACTGCTGGTCGTGGACATCCCCAACATGGCGGGTCAGATGTACGAGCACAAATTCTGGCGGGAGAACGGGAGGGGAGTTGGGCAGCGTGGCTCCTCAATGCGCCGCTACCTCCATCCGCTCGACGATGAGACACGCGAGAGCATCCGGCGGTGCGCCGAAAGGGTGGAAGCCAACAATCTGGCCGAGCGGGTGAAGCGCGGTGTCGACGGCTGCTCGCTGGACCAACTGCGCCGCATGGTGGCGATTATGGGGGAGGGTTAGGGGTGGCCGATGACACGACGAAGACGCCGGCCCAGCGCGACCGGCAGGACGCGATCGACAGCGACACGGACTGGTACGAGGACGGCCAGCGCATCAACGGCGACGTGATGCTGCACGAGGAGTGGGGAAAGCGATGAGCGTGTGGGTGGACGAACGCACCGGCATGACAGCGATGAGTACATACCAACCAATGCAGCCCGACTCAGATCCAAAGCACCGCCTGCACACGGAGAACGAGCGCCTGCGGCGGCAGAACATGGTGCTCACGACGGCGCTCGACGAGATGACGAAGTGTTCGACCAGCCGCTATAAGCGCGAGTTCTGGGCCGGGATGGCGAATGGAGCTGGGCTCGCGTTCTGGCTGATTGTGGCGTTCGTGGTCATTGGCTGGCTTGGATTGGGGGCGAGGCCATGACTAAATCACTAGACCCACGCGGGATCACCGCAGCGCAGGACACTGCCGACGCAAGGTTTATTCGGCGCGTCAGGCCGGAAGGCGACAGCGAGCCGGTGAGCTTCTCGGATATGGCCGACATCATCGGAAGCTATCTCGATGCCACCACCGCCGAACAGCCGCAATCCGACACGATGATCGACCTGCGCAAGTGGGCCATGGGGCTGGCGTTGCAGCACAGCGAGATGCTCATGGGTGCGCTGCCAGAGTACAACGTTGAGCAGGCGGCAAATTCGTTGGCCAAGTACGCGCTGACCAGCACGGCGCTGGGTGACGAGAGCAAGCCTAAGTGGCGCGTGGGCATGCGGGTGCGGAGCCGGCTGGAGACCGACAGGCGCGGCGTGATTGCCAGCATGGCGGGCGACGACGCGGAGATGTGCGTCAGGTGGAGTGACGGCGTCAGGCAGCCGTTTGACGCTGCGAGCGCGCATGACTTTATTGAGCCGGATGAGTGAGGGAGGGCTAGAGCGATGATGGACATCTACGCGCATGATGGCACGTGCTTGGGCCGCAACGCGGGGTACTGCGCTTGCGTGGTGAGGTTCCCGATAGCCGAGCCGATGGAAGCAAGGGCGCGAGTCGACGGCGATGTCTACATGACATTCGACGATGAAGGTACGGCGATATGGTGCGAGACTGCCCTGTGGGGCGGACACGCGTTTGTAGAGATCCCGGTCGTGCTAGAGGATGATGGCAGGAACGCGCTCAGAGCCCGCACGCCGGAAGAGGATGATCTGGTGCGAAGGATGGTGCGTCGTTGACCACCAACCTTGCCCGCGTCGCTGCGGTGCGGTATATCGTGCGGATGCGGAGAGTGTGTAAAGCAGCATGAACGACCGTCAGCGCCGTTTTGCGCAAGAGTACATCGTCGACCTGAATGCCACGCAGGCGGCAATCCGCGCGGGCTATTCAGCGAAGACAGCGTATTCTGCGGGTCAGCGCGCGTTGAAGGACGTTGAAATTGCTGCGGAAATTGCGCGCTTGCAAGGAGAGCGTGGCGAGCGCACGCAGTTGACTGCTGACCGCGTCCTTTTGGAGCTCGGACGACTTGGAATGTCCGATGTCCGGCGGCTCTTCACGCCATCGGGCGCGCTCATACCGATCGAAGATCTGGATGACGATACGGCCGCCGCCGTCGCCTCGGTGGAGGTGGTGACGCAATCCGCTGGCGTTGACGCGGACGGCAACAAGGTCGTCGAGCATGTCCACAAGGTGAAGCTCTGGGACAAGAACAGCGCGCTCGACAAGATCGCCAAGCACTTCGGTATGTTTATCGAGCGCCAGGAAGTGACCGGTCCAGACGGCGGGCCACAGCAGCACGAGCACAAGTGGTCGTTGAGCGACGAGGCCCGCGAGGCATTGGCAGACATAGCGCGCGAGGGATGACGCGCGCAGTGCAGAAGCTGGTGCCGAAGCTGAAGAAGCTGGCGGGCAACCCAGATCCACCTTTGCTTAGAGAGCTATTCCGAACAGACCTTTTCGCGCTGATGTATTTGGGGCTGCGTCGACGTGATATGGCGCATCAGTGGCTGCTTGAGCGTTGCGACGAAGTGCAGGACAGCCCGGACGGCCATTTGGACTTGTGGGCGCGCGAGCACGGCAAAACCTCGATCATCTCAATCGGCAAGACGATTCAAGACATTCTATGCGACCCAGAAATCACTATTGGCATTTTCAGTCACACTCGCCCGCTGGCCAAGGGCATTTTCAGGCCGATCAAGTATGAGTTCGAGAGCAATAGCCTGCTAATTGACTTGTACCCGGATATTTTCTGGTCCAACCCTAAACGCGATGCGCCCAAGTGGTCCGAGGACGACGGCATTATCGTCAAGCGCAAAGGCAACCCAAAAGAGGCGACGCTTGAAGCATGGGGCCTGATCGATGGCCAGCCGATCGGTAAGCATTTCAACCTGCTGTACGATGATATCGTGACGCCAGCGAATGTGGCGAGCGCGGAGATGCGCGAAAAGACGTTGGCCGCTCTTGAGCTGTCGTACAACCTCGGCCTGCGCGGCGGCTGGCGACGGTTTGTTGGCACGCGCTACCATTACGCAGACGCCTATCAGACGGTGATTGAACGAAAGACGGCAGCCCCGCGCATCTATCCAGCGACTGGCGAGGACGGGCAGCCAGTGCTGCTGAAGCAAGAGGAATTGGAGGAGAAGCGCCGAGACATGGGGCCGTACACGTATGCCGCGCAGATGGAGTTGGACCCAAAGCAGGATGGGTCAGTCGGTTTTAAGCCCGATTGGTGGCGTGAGTGGAAAGCTGACGAACGCGTTGAGGGTAACAACTACATCGTAGTAGATCCGGCGAACGATAAGAAGAAGAAATCAGACTATACAACCTTGTGGGTGATGACGGCTGGGCACGACAAGAATTGGTATTCGCGACACATAGTGCGAGACCGCCTCAATTTGGCAGAGCGAATTGAACTTGTGATGGAAATGCATCGCATTTGGCAGCCCAAAGCGGTTGGGTATGAGCAATACGGGATGCAGGCGGATATTCAAGCGATTGAGATAGAGCAAAAGCGAGTGGGCTATCGTTTCGATATTATTCCGTTGGGCGGGCAGGTTTCGAAATTTGATCGCATCAGTGGGCTTATTCCGATGTTCGAGCAGGGCAATATCTACATCCAGCACAGGTGTGTCGTGCAGACGCGTGACAGTGGGTTGCAGGACATGGTGGCGGCGTTCCGAGATCAGGAGTTCATGGCATGGCCGTATTCCGCGCACGACGATATGCTCGACGCACTGGCACGCATCATGGAACCGGACTTGGGTGTGCGGTGGCCGAGTGAGGTTCGCATGCAGTCGACGGTCGTGGCCCAAACCCAGTGGAGCCCCTGGCAGTGACAGTCGCTCTGCCACCGTTGCCGCCGGTCGATTACCTACTCATGTGGCGTCGTTCTGACGACGGTGGCCCGTGGTGGTGGCGTCTGGCCAAGCGGTGGCTGGTGGACCCGGAGCGCGGCCATGTGACCGTGGCTTGGTTCGATCCTGACGGCACGGCATGGGTAGTAGTCGACCCGCTCTTCGGCGGTATTCGCGTCAGGGCGTTGTCAGGGAGCTTGTCGCCGCAAGAAGTGATGTCTCTGCACGGCGATGTCACGGCATGCGCCTTGCTGCCCCGGCAACCGCGCATCACTGTGGATTACAGGCCGCGAGGTGTGATAACTTGTGTGACGGTGGTCAAGGCCGTGACAGGCTTGCGCGGCTGGTGTATCACACCGCAAGGACTATACCGCCACGTCAAGAGGATGGCTGATGGGCAAGATCAAGGACGCGCTGGTGCCCGAGGTCAACGAGAACAAGAACGAGATGAAGAAGCAGAAGCGCGAGGCCGCGCGGCTTGACGAAGAGCAGAAACGCCGCACCGACCAGCGCCAGCGTCGCGGTGCCGGGCTCGGTGCGTTCACACGCACAGGCGAGACGGGCATTCTTCGCCCCGTTCTTGGAGGGTAGACGATGACCGTGTACGTCAAGCCGTTGTCGATGGTCGATGCCGCCGGGTATCAGGCGACGCACGACGACGATATGCCGGTGCTCAACGTCGATGACCCAGCCGGCATTGCTTTGACTGTCGGGGCCGCGACGGCCACGGCGATCTCGGGTGGGCAGGTGTACACCATTGCGTCGACGGAAAGCGCGATTGCGTTTCTCCGCGTCGGCACCGCAGCGAACCAGCTTGCCACGGCGGTGCATTTCCCGGTCCAGCCGGGCGCCACACAGACCGTGCGCCTGGGGGACGGTGTGACGCATATCCACGCGGGCTCGGGCGCCTGACGTGGCCCTTGCTGCCACGGAGTTCGAGCACCTTCGCATGCGCGAGGAGAGCGCGTGGGCGGCGGCGTCGATCGAACACTCGGCGCTGCAAGAGGTCTACCGCTGGCTGTGGCCGGATCGATATGCCGAGATGGTTGCCGGCGACGACATGCAGGGCAACGCCCGTGGTCGCACCAATCATATCTTCGACCACACGGCCATGGAGGCGCTGCACGATGGCGCCGGGCAGGTAGCCGAGGCCATCCACCCATGGGATCAGCCATGGGCGCGCTGGATCGCCAGAGCCGGCGTATCGCCTGAGCGACGCGAGCAGCTTACCGAGGCGGCGAACGTCCTGACCGAACTTGGGCTGTCGACGCTGGCCCGGTCCAATTTCCATACCGAAGCAACGGCCAGTCACAAGGACTTTCTGGTTGGCAACGGCCACCTGTTGATGGAGCTGGACGCGCGGGATGAGCGCCGCATCGTCTGTTCGTCGCTGCCGAGCTACCGCATGGCGCCGGAGTGTGATGCGGCTGGCCGATGGACCGGGTTTTTCCGGCGCTACCGCCCGCGAGCCCGTGATCTCGACAGCATGTTCCCCGAGAAAATCACATGGTCGCCCGAGACACAGAAGGCGCAGCGGGAGAAGCCCGAGACGCGCATCGATCTGTGCTACGGCTGGACCTACGACCACAAGACGGGCGGGTGGCGCTCCTATGGGTGGGAGCGCGAGGCCAAGCACCTCTTCCGCGAGAGCTTCCATCGCTCGTCGCCGATCATCGGCTATCGTTCCGTGCGCACGGGCGGCCGGGCGTGGGCGTGTGGCCCGGCTTCGGCCATCGTGCCGACCGTCAAGGTGGCCAACCGGCTGGTTGAGTTCATCCTGCGCAATGCGGCCGTGGCCACCATCGGCATGTGGCAGGCGGATGATGACGGGGTGCTTAATCCGGGGACGATCAAACTGGCGCCAGGGTGCATCATCCCCAAGGCGCGGGGCTCGGATGGTCTGACGCCACTTGAGGCGCCGGGGCGTTTCGACGTGTCGCAATTGGTGCTCGACGATCTGCGGGTGATGATCCGCAAGTCGCTCTACGTGACACGCATCGCCGAGCGGGAGATGACGGCGCAGGAGTACCAGGGCCGGTTGCAGCAGCAACTGCGTGACATGCGCGGCATGTACGGCCAGATGCGTACAGAGTTCGTGGTGCCGGTGCAGATGCGGGTGCTCGATCTCAACGTGGAGATGGGGCAACTGACCGAGGAGCAGTTCTCGGACCTGCTCGACGTGGAGATGACAGGGCCGCTGGCGCAGGATGCGCGCGCCGCCGAGGTGCAGCGTGTCGCCGAGGCCAAGATGATGATCGACGGCATGGTCGGCCCCGAGCTCGGCATGGCATCGCTCAACGCCCATGAGATGGTGCCGTGGGTCGTGCAACAGCTTCACATCAAGTCGGAGTTGTTCAAGAGCAGCGCGGAGCTGAAGGAATTTGGTGACCAAGTGATGCAGTTGGCGGCGCAGGCCATCGCTGCGCAGATGGCAGGCCAGGGAGAGGAGGCGCCCGATGGCGGACAGTGAGGGGTGGAGCGGGCTCGATGAGCCACAGACAGCAGATGCGGGGAACGAGCTTGCGCGGGCTTTCAGGCGGTGCTTCGCCAGCCCTGACGGCCATGCCGTGATGGATACGTTGCGCGACTTCGCGTTCAAGCAGGCGCTGCCGTCGACGGCGCCGGACGCTGCCTTGCGCCATCTCGAAGGCCAGCGGGCACTGGTCCTGTATATCGAGCGACAGATCGAGCGAGGGATGACTTGATGAGCGAAGAGACGACCACGAATTCAACGGAGCAGCCAGCCGCCGAGACGGCGGAAAAGGCGGCGCGCCCAGACTTCATCGACGAAAAGTTCTGGGACCAGGACGCCGGGCAGGTACGCACCGAGGATCTGGCCAAGAGCTATCGTGAGGCACAGTCCCTGATCGGCCGCCGCGTGTCCGATCTGTCCCCTGACGCGCGCCGCAAGCTGGCGGAGAGCTTGCCGGACGAGATGCGGCAGACGTGGGAGCAGGACGTTCGCACCCGGCTGGCCGAGGACGAGGAGTTCCTGGCGCCGATCAAGGACGCCCTGAAGCCCAAGGCGCCGGAGACCTACGATCTGGCGACAGTCGAGTTGCCCGAAGGTCTGTCGCTCGATACCGAGCATCCGGTGCTGGCCAAGGCGCAGGAGTGGGCACGTGAGCGTGGGCTGGGGCAGGAGGACTTCGCGCAGCTTCTGGCGCTTGGGGCCGAGTTGACGGCGCCGCCGGCCTCGATCGAGGATCGCATGGCGGCCATCGGCGACGACTATGGCGAGCGGGCGAAAGCCCTGGTCAACCGTGCGCGTTCCGTCGCTGGTGTCGATGCCGAGGCCCGAGCCGCGATCGAGGCGGCACTGGCCGAGATGCACAGCCCCGAGGCATTCAGGGGTATGGAGATGTTGCTGGCCGCTCGTGGCGAGAAGCCCGCGCCACTCGATGGCGCCGGCACCAAGACGCCGCCGCTGACCGTGGAAAGTCTCAAGGAGATCCAGGGCCGCGAGGACTATACCCAGCGTCGCGATCTGCAAGAGCAGGTCCGCAAGGGCTATGCGCAGTTGTTCTCCGAGACGCTCTGATGTTTGATGATATGTTCATTGAACATCTGCGGCGCAGTGGTCGCCCCTGCGAGGCAGTAGTTCATGTCCGGCGAGGAGATCGTTTCGCATCGGAGATTTTGCCGAACGGTGATGATTGTCTGTCGGAAGATGAATGGATCTGCGTTATGGATTTGCTTGAATGGGTACTCGACGACAGGGTCGGCCCTCACCCATGCTTGCGCCAGCGCAATGCTCATGCTAAATCTGAGGTAGCGCATCCTATCGAAGCGTGACGACAACCGGCCCAGCCGGCCCGACCGCAGAAGACACGGCCCCTCCATAGGGATAACCGCTGCTCGGGATGCTTTCTCGCAACTGTGAGAGGGCATTATGTCCACGACAATCGACGTAGCCTTTACCAAGGAATACGAGAGCGAAGTCCACCTCGCGTATCAGCGCCAGGGCTCCAAGCTCCGTAATACCGTTCGCCGTGGCGCGACCACGGGCGGCGAAGACGCGACCTTCCAGAAGATCGGCAAGGGCACTGCCGGGACCAAGACGCGCCATGGTCTGGTGCCGGTCATGAACCTCGATCACACCAACGTCGTGTGTCCGCGCGTGGACCGTTACGCTGGTGAGTGGGTCGACAAGCTCGACGAGCTGAAGATCAACATCGACGAGCGCCGGGCCATTGCATCTTCGCAGGCGTGGGCGCTGGGGCGTGCGACCGACGAGGACATCATCACGGCACTCGATGCCGCCACGAACTCGACGACCATCACCGTCACCAGTGAGAAGACGATCCGCAACAGCGTGCTCACTGCCGTGGGCGAGCTGCTGTCTCGCAACGTGCCGTTCGATGGCCGGATCTTCGGCGCGATCTCGCCGCGCATCTGGCAGCAGTTCATGACGTTCGATGCGTTCTCGAACTCCGACTATGCCGGCCCCGATCTGCCGTACAAGGCGCCGCCTGGGTCCATGCGGACGTGGCTCGATGTCCACTGGATCAACCACACTGGGCTGCCGCTTTCGTCCACCACGCGGACGGGCTTCCTCTGGCATCAGACGGCCATCGGCCATGGCATCCAGCAGGATGTGACCATGGACATTACGTGGCATGGTGACAGGGCCGCGCACTTCTTCTCCGCCATGATGTCGATGGGCGCTGTCCTGATCGACGATGACGGCGTGGAAGAGCTGAGCCTCGACGAGAGTTCGGCGCTGCCGACTAGCTGATCAACCCAGGAGCACCCATGACTGAGTTCCGCAAGATTGCCACCAAGCACCGGCTTCCGCTCATCAACATCCCGGCGATCCATCTGGATGTGCGTGAGCTGGGCATGTCGCTCGCCGACGTGTTCGCTGCCGATGCGCTTTCCGCCACGCAGTTCTCCGATGTCACGCCGCGCAACGGCTTGGCCCCGGTGATGCGGGTGGTGGCTGCCGATGGCAATTGCTGGGCTTCGGTCGTGGGTGTCTCCGACGTTGGCGGCCTGATCATCGAACCAGACGCGGCACAAGTGCCGGCACCACGACGCGGTCGTCCGCCCAAGGCGGCGGAAGCGGCCTAGAGAGGAACTGAGAGATGGCGTTCTCCGCAGCAGGCTTGACGGGCTTCGGCCATGGGGTCGGGGTCAATCGATTGTT